GTTCAGAACAGACGTGTTAGACCGTGACAACTACAGTTGTGTTGATTGTGGTACGGCAGATAATTTACACGTCCACCACACCACTCCAATCAGTGAAGATGAATCACAAGCAACTAGCGTTAATAACGGTGTTACCGTTTGTGTGTCGTGTCATGCTAACAGACACGAAAAGCGTGGTGATGAAAGTGTTGCCATGTTGCTTCGTAGCAAAGACACGCCAACGTTTGAGATCGGCCTCAAAGCACCGTTATAAATTGCCACAAATTTCCATTAGGGCCTATTTACTGGGTGGTTGACATATTTACCTATTGTACTATGCACAGCAGTAATAACGACTCTTGGTGTGACACTCATACCCATGACCCCAACAGAATACTGAGAACCGCACAGAGCCGTCACAAACGATTCTATTTCGAGACGACCCAACATACCTACCTTGTCACAGAATCCACTCACGTCGCTGTGTGGCCGTCTGAGAGGATTGTGGTAGCACACCCACCATCGTGACCCACACAGTCTCATGACCTACACACTTCTGTGGTCGTGACTGTTCAGCTATGTTGATTGGATTATACCCACCACCACACGAGAATGGGTGTTTACAGCAATACATCAACGTTTCGTCCGTATGGACATAGTGTAACGTTGGTTGTAATAATGGGGGATCTGTCTCTCCCCACGGGAGTTGCTATTTAACAATAGTGTAGTAATCAGTTTACTGAACAACTACCAGTTTAGTTTCAAAGAACAACAATACTGAATTACTGCACAGACCACAGACCCGTGACATACCACCCCCCAACTATAGTTATATGCTGTACGGATATAAGTGTTATGCATTGTTGTTAGGGGGACCCTCCCTCACCCCACCATCCGTTTGAGAATCAGAACACAGTCTGGTTCAGTTGTGTGATACATCTCAATACCGTGATACCCACCCATCACTGTTCACATTTACACTACGTAGTATTGATATGTGGTACACCTTAAAAGCGAAGGGTTAGAGGCCCAACCATACAACAAAACTGCTTGTCCCGCCGATAACTCCAATGAAAACATTTATTATCGTTGAGAACGTAGTAAAATTAACTGGATGAATGACGTACAAGAACATCACTTAACAAAAGACAGGGCCAATCACGAGTTTTATCGAACACGTGACCAGAGAAGCCCAATGGAAACGATGTTCACTAAGCGAGATATTGAAAAGCACGTGTCTGATCCTCGTCAACAGTGGCGTATGAAGCGGGCTATGTCATTACAAGAGGGACAGTACGTAAATCAGAATGAGTCGTTAAAACCACGTTCTGTTCAAAATTCAGATGAATGGAAACGGCGAAAAACACAAATTATAACTAACCAATGTGGGTTGACAAATGCACAGGCTGATGATGTAACGTGGATCATGAGTGAACTGCCAAAGCTGAACAGAATATTTGGTCCGTATGGATTAAACGAAATTATCATTGGAACAGCAGCCTATGTTTTACGCTGTGCAAAAAAGAAAAACGAGATGATAACGCTGCTACAAGACAGAACCCAATTTTCATTGTTAGAAGATGAATACGGAATCACAGACCACAAAATAACAGTCGTTATTGAAAAAATTAATGAGTATGTTGAGTACCCCAAATAGGTATTACTACTGTACGACTGGAGTGGCACAGACCACTTCAACCATCACGGGTGGACTCCGTGAGTGGGCTGACTCCCACACGCTTTTAGAAAACTATTATGGCACTTGATTCAGAAAAAGACATTGACATATCTAAGTATCGTGATGCAGATGGGTCGATTAAGCGTCCTGAGTGGATGGACGATGATATAGAACTGCGTATTCAAGACGGTGAGTTGTGGGGGAAAGGTCCACATGGAGAGTTCCCTGTTGACCCGCCACGTGGTTCACCAATGCCAATTGAAGGACGGTGTGGGATGCCATTACAATTTGCTGAAAAACGGTACGGTGAAAAACGGTACTGTATGTTATGGCAACTAACAGACGATATAGCGTGTAGAGTTCACAAACATAAGACTAACTTTATGGACAACTGGAGTAACATGATAGAACACGGGGCATTTGCACAGAAATATCTCATATTTGTTGAGAAATTAACGCCATTGAAGTTCATTTTTGCAGTTGAAATGTTTGGCGGGTTACTTGAAATGAGTGACCTCAATTTTGATGTGAAAACTGAGGTTCGTGAAATAGACACCACCGATTCAACCTATATCAGTGAAGATGCTGTTACTATCCAACTTCCAATTCCCACAAACAAGCAGGCATCGTTTAATGCAGCCGCACTGTGGGAAGCATCGTTAGATCAAATCAAGATGCAAAACATCCAAGAAGTTCTTTTTGATGATGGGATGGAAGCTGAGACTATTACAGCAACCTCAGACGACAGCGGCACGATCACTGACACAATTGTTGAGAAACGTGAACACCACCTTCATCTCCCATTGTCACGACTCACCAAAGATGTGAAAAATCATCTTAAGAACGGTGGAATACGACTCAACGATGATGATAACGCCCAAGCAATCACGTTCCAAAAGAACGATTACACGCTTGATGTTGGACCACAGAATGAATATGATGATAAAAAGGTAAGTGGTGAAACTGGTGAAGTGGCGTCTGAGTTTACGAAACAAGTGAGTGACAAGTTTGAAAAGTAAAATTAAATGACAGCCGAATACACTACTGATTCACCAACACAGATAACGTGTGCAAACGGTCACACTCATACTATTTACAATGCGGTAGTTGGTGAGTGGTATCAGTGTCCTACAACCGATTGTGACAAGTTCATAAAGGCACAGCCATAATGTTCCTTGACGATGATGCCCCTGAAGAATTAAAACGAACGTTACCGCACGATATACGAGTTTATATGCGGAACTTTTGGCGGCATCCAAACAACCCGTCACGACCGTATGACTTTTATGATGATGTTGGACCAAAAGAGGGGCCTGATGATGAAGAAGGAGAGTTTCTATACTACTTAGCTGATGATAAGAGTCCGTTAAATCCGTCACAATGGGGTGATGTGAATGTCTTACTGTTCTGTCGTGGTGGACTCAAAACCACAATTGCCACAGCAGCAATAGAGTGGTCAATTGCTAATTATCCCTTTGTCGAAGCAGATGTGACTGCCCCCCGCCAAAAGCAGTTTGGTGAGGTGATGGACAGGTTCAAATCCCACATTAAACAAAGTGGGTTAAATGCGTTACGAACCAAGGATAATGAATCACATCAGAAGTTTGAACGGAAAATTGAGGAACCTGATGGTACTGTCACACACTCTGAAGCAGATGTGAAGGCACGTTCAGCATGGGGAGAGGGTGATGCCCTTCGTGGACTGCACGGCCATTTAGGCGCTATTGATGAGTTTCAAGATGTTGATGAGTCAATGTTTTCAACGTTTCTTGAAGCCATTGACCAATCTGTGCCAAAGGTTGATTATTTCCCAACCATTTTCGTAATTGGCACACCAAAAATGGCCAACTCGTTTTTCCATGAATTGTGGGAGATGAGTGACCAGAAAGATTGGGTGCCAAACGAAGATGGTGATGGTGGTGCGTGGGTGAGCCAAGACGATGCAAACGAGTTCATTCCCACAGAAATGGCTGAAAAGCGTTCTGAGTTGATTGCTGAAGCAGATGAACTACGTGCATACCTACACGGCATGGCACGTGAGCAGCGTCAAACGTCTCAGAACGCTTCAGATTTGTCTCAGAACGATTCTATCACAGAACAGGCCCAATCCCTTACCAATGAAATAAAATCGTTTAGAAAGCGTGCTGAGGCGATACAGGGGTATTCGATTCGTGGATGGCACATTGACCAGTACGCATCTCCCATTCACGATGAAACTAAGATTGAATTTAAACGACAGAAATATACAAAGAAAAAGTTTAAAAATGAAGTTTTAGCAGAGTTTTACACGCCTGAAAACGACCTGCTTAACGATGATCACATCAAAGAAACCTTCACTGATGAAGGGTTTAAACGAAGGCGACAGTATGATGATAGCATCGTAACGTGTGGCGTTGATTGGGGTGGTGGGAGTGGTCCACAAGCGTCTGATACAGTAATCACGGTCGCTGAAACTTATCAAGAAGGTGATGCTGAAGTAATGGACATTCTCAATATCGATTTTGTTAATGCAGACCAAACAAAGCAACAAGAGTTAGATGTTGTTGAACAATACATCCGTGATTATGATGTTGACAGAGTTGCTGTCGATGAGGGGTACGGTGCCAAACAACGTGAGGATTTACAAAACGGAAACAATATTTGGAACGACGCTGGATGGGATAATGTGTGTGGTGTAATTTATGGAAATATTAAAGATAAAGATAGACCCAAGTTTGCAGAAACAAACTTTAAAGATTCACCATACTGCACAGTTGCACGAACACATATGATTGAAAATATGGTTGCATATTTCAAACATGGCAACATACGAATCCCTAAAGACGATCTAACGTTCAACCGTGATGGGAATGGAACAAAGTTGATAGACCAACTCACAGCACCATATACAGACAGAGTAGAAACGTCTGATGGAAAAAAGAAACTGAAGGTGTTATCAGATAGAAACGATGATGTGTTTCAATCATTTGTCTACGCATGGCTTGCGGCACACAGATTTGGGTCTACGAGAACCATCAAATCAATCCACACAGAAAACAGAACTGGGATATAAAACGTCTATACAGTAACTGTAACTACTACGTTTAACATAGAACATGGCTGATTTTGACATTGACGTTTCTGAACCAGAGGCCACAACAGACGCCTCAACGTCATTTTCACACAAACGGCTTTCTGAGGTATACACACGACGCTCTGATGGTCAAACAGAAACGTTGGCAGATTCATCTGATGAAGTTGATCCACGAAAATTGGTTGACACGCCAACGCTTAATGACATTCGGTGGCTGTATCGAACGTCAATTGGTGGCACGATTGTTGACAAACCTGTTTCAGATGCGTTTAAACACGGGTTTGAGATAAAGAATAACAACCGTGATGTAGAAGGACTCTTAGAGTCTGTAAACTTCATTGATGTGTTTATTGATGCCTATCAGAAAGCTCGACGGGACGGATTTTCACTACTCTATTACGTTTTAGAGGACGACTCTGAAGGGGTTATGGAAGATCCGTTAGACCCGTCTGTGACCGTCAATGACATTGCAAAATTGGCCATTCACACAATAGATGATTTGGCACGGTTTGATTCATCTCACGGAGTTATCCCTGCCAATGCTGATGCAGACCCAATCAAGGAACTTGACTATGACCAGTATCAGATACGTCCGACAGGTATTGTTATGGACACAGACCCCAATTCAGAAACGTATAAAGAGCCACTTGGGTATCTTATCGGAAAACCCAATTGGATTGATAACACCGACCCAACTGATGATGTAACCTTCTTTCATAGAAACAGGGTTATTCATTTGTCTGTAAACACGACAACTGACGGTGACTTATCAGCCCCCACCCTTGGTAAGTATGAAGGCGATTCAGTATTGTTACAGTCGTACAATATCCTCAAGGGGCTAAAGAAAGGAAATTGGGCTATCATGCAGACACTATTCAGATATGCTGCAAAACTGTACCATGTCGAGTTGCCTGAAGATGCAGACCAAGAGGATTACAATAATGCAATTGAATCTATGGATAATCTTAATGCAAAAAGTGAAATTGTAACACCATATGGATATTCTATTGAAGATTATCAGACAGATGGCCAATTACAACCACGAGAATACTTTGATGTGTTATTTGACCAGATTTGTGCTAACAATGAAATGACAAAAAGTGTGTTGTTTGGCACACAGTCTGGTACAGTGAGTGGGTCTGAAACGGACATTAAAAACTATTTCAATATGGTTGAACGACTCCGTAACATTGTGCTAACTGAGATCATAAAAGAGTTTGTTGAACGTGCATATCAGTTACAAGATAATCGGACTGGTGACACATATACAGCACAGTTTGAAATCGAGTGGGGTCCATTGTTCAAACTGTCTGAAATTGACATGGCAGAACGTACTGCACGGTTAGTGCAGACTGTCTCACAGGGTATTGATAACTTTATTCTCACCCCAATGGAAGCCCGAACGATTCTGCAACAAGAGTGGGTTGATGTTGAACTTGATTGGGAAGATGAGTTCAGTGATGAGGAAATTGAGTTCTTAGAATCCCTGAATGTTCACCAGCAGGGTGGTGAGACTGAGGCAGAAAAGTTAGAAGCCAAACAAATGTTTGAGGGGATGCCACGACAAGGACAAAACGGTGGGGGGATGGAGCAAGGAACTACTACTGCAACTGAAAACCCCGCTACAGATTCATTAAGTGATAGTAATGTTGATGCGATTGCCAACCGTGTTGTGGAACTATTGGATGAACGATGAAGATACAAATGAAGATGAAGATGAAAACTTGTAACTACTACATTTAAAACAGCAAGCATGGACGTAATATTCTCAGTAGACCGTGTTGAACACGCTTTTTTGTCGGTGCAGACTGATGGGATCACGGTTACAAACGACGCCACTGATAGTGATGCGTCTGATTCGGTCCCAACAGTTGACTTTTCGTGGTCTGAAATTCCTGTTGTTGAGGTTGATGCACCACCGTATGAAGAAGCATTTGAAACAGACAGGTTCTATAAAATACCCAATGTTACAACAGCCAAGCCTATCATTCAACTGTATCGAAACGTTGATGGTGAGTTGATAAAGCGGCAGAAACCTGCTGCTGAACTACGGAAAGCGGCGTGGTCGTTTAATAACGCTCCACACACAATCACGCACCCCGACACAGGCGTTGTGAAAGACGTTGCTGATGTGACAGGATTTTGGCGTGATGGGATGTACGACACTGACACAGAGTCCATGCAACACACGTTGTATGTGCCTGTAAACAACGATGCTGCAAAGGAGTATATTGCTGCAAATCCTGACGTATCTGTTGGGTTTTACAACCATCGTGTTGGGTCGTATGACGGTGACACAGGGTCGTTAACTGATGAACAACCAGCTGAGTATCAAGTCAACATTCTTGGTAACCATATTGCATCCGTTCCACACGGACGGTGTTCTGGTGAACAAGGA